TGCGCCCGATGCCCCGTAATCTGGAGGCGGCCCTGCCGCGCGTGCTGGAGCGCCCCGCGCCACGCGTGGTCGAGCGGCCATTGCAGCCGAGACTGGAGCGCAAGTCGGGCGCCGGCGGCCGTGAAGTGCGCAACATTGCCTTTGAGCTGAAATCGGTCGGCGAAGACGGCACGATCGAGGGCTACGGCTCGGTGTTTGGTGTGCGCGACAGCTACGACGATGTGATCGAGGCTGGTGCCTACGCCATCACTCTGGCCGCGCACAGGTCGGCCGGTACGATGCCAGCGATGCTCTGGCAACACGACGCCACGGCGCCGATCGGCGTCTGGACCGAAATGTTCGAGGACAGCAAGGGCCTGCGCATCAAGGGCAAGCTGGCCCTGGACACGGTGAAAGGTGCCGAAGCCTACGCGCTCATGAAGATGGGCGCGCTCAACGGTTTGTCGATCGGCTTCGTGTCAAAGCAGTGGGGATACGACCGAGACACGGACGTGCGCACGCTGACCGAGGTCGAGCTGTGGGAAGTCTCGCTGGTCACCTTCCCTTCGAACGACAAGTCGCGCATCACCGGCATCAAAGCAGCCGACGTCGCCGGCGTCAAAACCATTCGTCAAGCCGAGCAGTCCCTGCGGGATGCAGGATTCTCGGCCGACGCGGCCAAGGCGTTGATCGCCGAGGTCAAACGCATCGCTTTGGATGAGCGGGACGCTCATGAGGCGACAGCAGCCATGAAGGCGGCCGAGCGGCTGCTCATTTCCCTCACTTCCTGAAAGAACCCATGAACAAAACCCAACACATGGCCACCCTGCTGGCCGTCACGATGGCAGCTCACTTCGCTGCCTTCCAGGCCAAGGCCGCCGTGCCGTACGAAATGCGCGAAGAGCCGACCCTGCGCTCGGTCGCCGAGGCGATCGACAAGATCAACACGGCTTTCACCGAATACAAGAAGACCAACGATGATCGAATCGAGGCGATCAAGTCCGGCAAGCCAACGGCCGACTTCGACGCCAAGCTGGCGCGCATGGACGAAGCGATGAATTCGCTGACCGAGCAGAAATCCCGCCTGGAGAAGGTCGAGACCAAGCTGGCCCGCCCAGGCGCGTTCTCTGGCGGTGATCGTGGCCCAGGTGAAAGCCAAGAAGAAAACGAATACAAGGAAGCCCTGTACGACTGGATCCGCGCACCGAAAGATTTCCAGCGCGAGCAGCGCATGCAGCAGACATTCCAGGCACTGGAAGCGAAAGGCAATGCTGGCCCGGGCGAGCGCCGCGCCACCCAGGCGACCGTCGGCAACAACGCCGGCGGCGGCTACGCACTGCCTGAAGTCATCGAGCGCACGATCGCGCGCCTGTCGGCTGATATCTCGCCGATCCGCCAGATCGCCACCGTGCGCCCGGTCGGCAGCACCGATTACAAAGAGCTGTTCGATATCGGCGGCGCTGGCTTCGAGTGGGTGGGCGAAACCGACCCCCGCAACCAGACCGACACACCGAACCTGGTTGAAGTTGCGCCGACTTTCGGCATGGCCTCGGCCAAGCCGCAGGCGTCGGAAGAATCGCTTGACGACCTGTTTTTCAACGTCGAAGACTGGCTCACCAGCTCGGCGGCGGAATCGATGGCTGTGGGCGAAGGCGTCGCGTTCATCGGCGGCAATGGCATCAAAAAACCTACCGGCATTCTGGGTGGCCCTGCTCCAGTGGCTACCGCCGATGCACAGCGCGCTTTCGGCACCCTGCAATACCTGGCGTCGGGCCAAGCGGCTGCGTTGCCGAGCAATCCGGAAGTCTTCCTGGACATGGTCTACGCGCTGCGCGCCCGCTACCGCAACAATGCGCAGTGGCTGACCAGCAAGCTGATCCTGGCCGCGCTGCGCAAGTACAAGGATGGCGACGGTCGCTACCTCTGGCAGCCGGCGCTGACCGCTGGCCAGCCGGCCACGTTCCTCGGATATGGCATCACCGAAGCCGAAGACATGCCGGCGCTGGCTGCGAATGCGTTCCCGCTGGCGTTCGGTGACTTCAAGGAAGGCTACTTGATCTGCGATCGTGTCGGCATGCGCATTACCCGTGACGAGATCACCACGCCAGGCTTCGTGAAGTTCTACGTGCGCAAGCGCGTGGGCGGCAAGCTGCGCAACACCCAAGCGATCAAGCTGCTCAAGATCGCTGCGGCGTAATCCATCAACCTGGGAGGGCCGCTGCGGCGGCCCTTTCCCATTCTGGAGCAGCAATGAAACTGATCGCTCAAAAAGACTTCAGCTGGGCGCATCGCGGCGTCGAGGTGGAGCAGTTCGAAGCCGGCACCGAGATTGAAACCGACGACGAAGACCTTATCGAGGTCTCGACGGCGGAGGGCTGGACCGCCCCAGCTGACGGCCAAGCGCCGGCGCCGGCCAAGCCACCGCGCGCCAAGAAGTAATTGGGGGCCGCGATGACCCACCTGCACATGGCCCGCGAGGTCTCGACCATCCGCGTGTACTCCGCGCCGGGCGGCTACGAAGCGCGCCGGCCGTATGACGGAATCATCACGGTCTCTCACCTGACTGACTGGTTCACCTACGTGCACGGTGCCGTCGGCAAGGTCGACCGCGCCACCTACGAGGCGGCACTGAACATGCTCCGCGAACTCGGCGTCACCACGGTGATGTACGAACGGCGCGGGCGAATGAAAACCATTGAGCTGGAAACGAAGACCTGACCGCCGAGCACTTGGCCACGATGCCAGCCACCGAAGTCGACGCCATCCTCGAAACCCTCAGCAAAGCAAAATAAAATATGGCGAATCCTACTATCACAATTCTGCCATCCAAAATGGCAGTCAGCACCGGTTCGCCATATACCGCCAACGACGTCGACGGGGCGGCCACCTACGCTTTCCCGAACGCGCAGGGGCAAATCCATTTCACCGCAGATACTGCGGTCGTGGGGCAGAAATACGACGTCTATATGCTGTGGTCGATGGCCGGCACGCCGGGTCAGCCATCGCCTGCATCGGTTAGATTCTACGGCGCCTATGAGCCGTGGACTGATTCGTCAAAGCCTGTCTATGCGAACAAGGTGATCAACCTGGTTCCGCCGCAAGGGTCTGGCATTGTCGAGCGGTCGCAGCTGCCATTTTCTTTTACTCGCGAAGATGCTGGACGTATTTCGCACTTCAAGATTGGCCGCCAGCAGGACAGCGTCGGCGGCACGATGCGCATCCGCGGGTTCGAGCTTGTACCAACCCCCGATCTTGTCGAAGCCAGCGTCACACCTGCCGGTAACCTGTCGCCAACGAGCTTCAACACGCCGTACTCGGGCAACAAGGTGATCTCGCTGCTGTCGCTGTACACGCCGATCTGGACTACGGCCAACGCGGTCTATGTCGTGGCTCCTGTGACCGTTGGCGGCGTGCAGCAATCGCGCCTAGCCAAGCTGAACAAGAACACGTACGAGATGATTCAGGACGTTCAGCTGACCACCGGCACGCACGATACGACCATCGGCCACCGGGACGGCAGCGTGTGCGTCACCGACGATGGCAAGGTCATCGCTTACGGCGAGGCGCACCACACGTCATGGCGCGGCGTGGCATCGCCGACCGAGGACATTTCCGCACTTTCGGCCACGACCGCGCCGACTGGCCTGGACACAAACTGCTCGTACCGTCGCTTCTTCCGCAACCAGTTCGACGGCAGTATGTGGATGGGCGCGCGCGGCAATGGCTACCTGGCCGGCATCTACAAGTGGAACGGCGCCACCTTCGATCGCAAAGGCGCTGACTTCCTCGCTGGTAATGCGGCCTCGTACCTTGGCTCGTACGGCATGGAGATTGCCTTTGCGAGCGTCGACACTCTGTACGTCACGACCGAGTTCCTGCAGGGCGATGGCCCGTTCACGATGTCTGGCTACCCGCGCCAGAACATCAATCTTATCAAGTCGACGGATGGCGGTACGACCTTCACGACCATGCGTGGTAAGGCGCTGAATCTTCCACTGGTCAGTGGCACGGACGACAGCGACATTGCATTTCCGAACAACAATTACAACCACAACGCGAGCGTGGCGCGCATTGCAATCGGCGCCGACGGTCAGCCGCTGCTGGTCGCAAGCTGGCAGCACCCAGACGAAGCCTTCCGCAGCCTGTGGGTGGCCAAGTACAACACGACCACAAACAAGTGGGTGCGCACTCGTCTGATGGCGCACAACGGCCTGCAGGACGCGGGCACGCCACACGTTGCGTATCACGGCGGGAAGATTATCGTCACCGCTGCGACGACTGACGACAACGTGCCGGCCACGCTGGGCACTGCAAACCAGCTATACCTTTTCACCACCACTGACTCTGGTGCGACGTGGAAGAAGTACGCGATCACGCATCCGGTCGGCGCGTACAGCGGCGCATACATCGACCAAGCTGCGCTACGCCTGGACAACAAACTGCGGCTGCTGCCCGATCTTGAAGCGCAGCCAAATTCGGTTATTTGGGAATTGGCGGTTCCGGGGGAGGATACAACCGCACCCGTGATGACCGGCGAGATCACGGTGTCCGCCATCACCACATCGGGCGCCACGCTGTCGTGCTCGGCAGCGACCGATGCAGTCGGCGTCACTGGCTATGAATACAGCATCGACGGCGGCACGAGCTACAGCCTGATTGCCAATGCTGCCCGGTCGGTGGTGGTTTCTGGCCGGCCTGCAGGCACCGCGCACTCGGTGCGGATGCGCGCTCTCGATGCCGCTGGCAACCGCGCCACGCCGCTGTCGGCGAGCTTCACCACACTGGTCGAGCAGCCTGCGCAGAATGCGGTCGTCGCGTCGACGGTCGCTGAGTCGCGCCGGGTCGCTTTCCCGGGTGGCACTCGCGTGGTGGCGTTTGGCACTGTGCCGAGCGCGGCCGTGCCGAACGCGCCGTATCTGGAGGCGGGGCGGTGGTGGAGCGAGAAGCACCCGCTCGACGAGCGCTATTGGGTGGCGAACCTCACGGTCGACCTGGACGAGCGCAAGACCACTGCTGTGTCCGTCGTGGTGATCGCCGCCGGCGTGACGGTGCTCCAACAGCCCGTCATCCAGGGCAAGCTGATCCCGGTGAAGCTGGGCGGATTCAACGCCGCGACCGGCGCGTCCAACTTCTGCACGTTCCGCGTCACGTGCGCGAATGGCGAGCGGTTTGACCGCACGATCTGGTTCAAGCAGCAGGTGGGATCGTGGTCGCTCAACAAGGATGCTGACGACGAAAGCTACTTCGTGGCCGACATCAGCAACGACCTGGCCGACAGCAACACCACCGCCAGTGCGGTGCTGGCGCAGCCGGTGGGCGTGAGCGTGCTGGTGCCGGCGGTGATCCAGGGCCAGCTGATCCTGGTCAAGCTGGGCGGCATGGACACCTTGCCGGCCGGGGTCAATTACTGCGACCTGCGCATCGACTGTGCGAACAGCGAGCGCTTCTACCGGACCATTCAATTTAAAAGGGTGGACAACTGATGATCGATGCATCGCAACTGCCGAGCGTGCCGAATACCGAGCTGCTCAAGCAGCAGGAATCGGCCGCCGTCGAATACGCGCGTGCGCCGGCAGCGCCTGGCGCGCCGCACGGCGCCGGCCGGCCACCAGCAACACAAGGGAATTCCCGATGACGAAACGACTGATCATTCCACCGGCGGCGCTGGCGGTGTCGATCGAGGCCGCCCGGCGCGCCGCGCGCGCCAGTGGCACGTCGCTGGACGAAGAACTCGCGGACAAGATACGCGACCTGGTCGACGTCGCAGAGCACAAGACTGGCCGCGCGCTAATTCACCAGACTTGGGAGCTGACCCTCGACTCGTTCCCGGCGTCGGGTGCGATCAAACTGAAGCCAGCGCGCCTGGTTAGTGTCAATCACGTGAAGTTCCGCGACGCGAGCGGCGTGCTGCAAACGCTTCACCCTGACGACTACCTGGTCGACGTGAAAAGCGAGCCGGGCTGGATCGTTCCGGCGCCGGGCTGCGCATGGCCGGCAACAGCCAGCCACATCGGTGCTGTCGAGATTCAGTATGTGTGCGGCTACGGCCCAACCGAGGCCGATGTGCCGCCGGCGATCAAGGGCTACATCGTGGGCATGATCGAGAACGACTACTACCCTAACCCGAACGCACAATACCTGTGCCGAAAGCTCGACCGAGCGGTGGTGTACGGATGACGGCGCCGTTCCGATTAGACGAGCAGGCGACCATCGAGCAGCGGACTGTCGACAAGGATCCAGAATACGGCACCGAAATTGAAGCATGGGTTATCGTCGCAGATCACACCTGGTGTAACGCTCAGGACCAGTTGCCCAGCCGCGGCGAATCCACGGCGAACGGCGTGGCCACTGCGGTGACGCGCACGCGCCTGCGGATTCAGAGCGACAGCAGGATCACTACCGCCATGCGCATCACACTGCACGGCAAGGGCGATCGCATCATGCAAATCATTGCCGGCCCGGCGCTGCTGGATGACCGGCGGCACGTTGAATTCATGCTGGAGGGTTATTTACATGGCTGACCAGTCGATTACTGGCGGGAGCGAGCTCGATGCTTTCCTGCAGCAAGTTTCGGTGAAGGTCGAAAGAAACATTCTTCGCTCGGCCCTGCGCGCGGGCGCGAACGAGTTCAAAAAAGACGTCCAGCAGCAGGTACCGGTCGATGAAGGGGTTTTGCGCCGCAGCGTGCGCGTGTCGACCAGATCGAAAAAGGGCACGGTCTACGCCTACGTCAAAGCTGGCGGCCGCAAGGCGCCGCATGCGCACCTGGTCGAGTTCGGCACGGCCGCGCACAAGATCACGGCAAAGAAAGGCAGTGCGCTTGTCGTCAACGGCAAGGCGGTGCGCGATGTCGACCACCCGGGCGCGAAAGCGAAGCCGTTCATGCGGCCCTCGTTCGATACCGGCGCGCAGTCTGCACTCGTAGCAGTGGGCGCGAAGATCCGCGAGCGCCTGACGAAAGAGAACATCAACGTGCCAGCACCGGAGGGCTCATGAGCGTGAAAGTCATCCGCGCGCTGCTGCTGGGCGCCGAGGCGGTCACCGCGCGCGTAGCGGATCGCGTCGCCGCTGGCGACGTAGCCGTCGACGAGGGACTGCCAGCCATCGGACTCACCGAGGTGGTCGCCGTGCCGATTGGCGCCTTTGACGCGCAGGCGGAATTCTCGATCGTCACCAGCCGCGTGCAGGTGACGGTCGTCGGTAAGGCGTATCCGGACGTGATCGCGATCATCAACCTGGCGCGGCGCGCATGCAACTTCGAGCGCGGCCAGATTGCAGGCGTCGACGTCATCAGCGTGCTGCGCGACACGGTT